TTTATCTTTGTGCCATTTTTTTAACATTTCTGTTTCTGCATTACCATTACTTAGTTTTCTGTGTGACCACAATCCCTCTCCCATTATTGTATACACACGATTACGAACTTCTACTTCTGACATTTCAAGACTTATGATAAGTGGAGTTTTGCCTTGCTTCCATGCTTGAACTGCAAAATACAAAGACAACCAAGACTTACCAATTCCTGGGTAGGCAAGAAAGATACCTAATTGTCCTGGCATGATTCCTGATGGGAGATAGTTGTCAAATCCTGGCAGTCCAGTAGCGATACCTATCTTGCCTAACTCTTGTTCTCTACGAACATTTTCAAAGTATGCAATAGCAGAATCAATGTCTGTTGCATCAATATCACGGATAGCGGATGTATTCTTTTTTAGTTCTGCTGTTTTTGTTATAAGATCATTTAGGGCTGCTGTTCCATTACCGCTTTGAACCTCTGATGCTGCAGAGCGAAGAATGTCTTTTACGCTTTCATTAAGATACTCTACCTGCAACTCTTCAAGATGATGTTTTGTAGATCCCACCCCATCTTCTGGCTGGAAGTCTCTAAATTTTTCTACTACTAAAGATGCTGGTGGAACTGAGCCATTTACCTCTGCGTACCTACGTATAAATTGCCACACATCATTATGTGTACGCATAATGTTATCTACGTTAGCCTGTAAAAGAACGTGTATCTGTTTGTCTTTTAGCACTGCGGAGATTAGTCTGGATTCTGTATCAATCATTTAACCACTCCCTCGCTTTTTTCCTACGCTCTTCTCGTTCTTTTTTATCTTTCTCTATAGCCATTTTACCATCAAGTAATTCTTTTGTGTTGTATGCAAAAGAATTCCATGAAGGATTTTTTGATATTTCAAAGTAATAAGATAACAAATCATAACACTGTGAAATACCATATGATTCAACTAGCGCATCGGCAGCCCATTGCTCAACGTTTAGATTGAGATTAGACTTCGTTTCGTATCTTTGCAAATGCAGTTTGTTATACCGACTGAGCAAAGCCATGCGGTCTTTGCGTTCAGCCATATTACTCTGTTACCAGTTCTGCCTTTGCTTCATTGACCTTTTCAACAACCTTGCTTTCAACAAAATCATAAACACGATTTGTTGCTTGGTCTATATCTTCTTCATTGCGAACGCTGTCTACAACACCAATGTCTACTCTTAACGATTGAAAATTACCAAGATTAAGTGTGTAGCCAAGTGTTACTGATACTTTTGTGCTCTCTTTTTCCACTGCCCCTCCCAAGGACTAGATTTTTTCTGACCATGTAGGTATAAACCTACCGTCTTCTGTTTTCGTATATGTCAGTATACCATTACCAATTCTGCGTGTCAACTCTTGTTTTGTTGGCGTAATTCCATTTGTAATTAATTTATCTTTTCTCGGTCTGCCTAAATGATAACTAGCAAGTATATCACGTATCTCTTTTACTTGCGATTCTGAATAATATGCTCTAATCTGCCAACCTCTTGTTCCATTAATCTGTGCACCCATAGGCGGAGGTATTGCACCCTTCTTTACTAATCTTGGAAAATATTTACGATGCCTATTGACAAGTTGAGCAGTTTCTGATACAGTGTATGCCTTTTCTCTGTTTCTTCTAAAATCAGATCTTAAACATGTTTCTAATCTATCTTTTGTAATGTTATAAACAGTTACCATACCAGTAGACCTAGAACTATGATAAAGCCTTACAAGATCTCCATTAAGAAACCAAATAGTTTTGTTTCCAGGAATTACAGGCTTGTTATTATAGCCTTTGCTCTCAACTGTTCTTGGGACATAAGCCATAAACCCTCCTTACTATCTGAAGGTGGATGATAAAATTTTCTACTGCCACACAACAGACAATACACCTCTAAGTGTATCTGGCTAGAGTACTGTCTGTCAACAAATAATCTGCCATTGCATTTTTTGCAACGAAGAATCAAAACTACCCCTTAGTTTGGAATACCGACAACAATAATATTTATATTTAAAGAAAGGTCTCCAGAAGCGCCAAACCTTACAACTCCCTCAACCCTAGAAGTCGTTATAGATTTTAATATTACGGTTACGTTTTGACCAGCAGGCGTGTTTCCTATGTTTACTGCTGTTGCTGTTGCAATCGGAGCATACTTAAAATCTGATGGAAAGTCATATGCAAATGTTTTTTCGTTACCAGCGCTTACTGTGGAATTATTTGCAACCTCTACGAAACCGCCAATTACTCTTGCTTCTGAAGTTTTTACGCTTTGCTTTCCAGCGCTTACAGTATCAATAGTAGTATAGTTATATGTTGCAGATGAAACCTGTGTAGCAATATCATTAATTGTTTCAGCCAATTGATATATATAAGTTACATCAAGAGGTTGTCCTCGTTCTGGAAGCGGTACCTTAGCCATTTTTCTCCTTCATTTAATTATACCAGTTAGCCTCTAACTATACGGAAGTTATTGCTGATTCCCATATTGTTAAGGTTGCATTGCTTGTTTTGGCAGATCCAACTATTTGAACTTTTACTCTAACAGTTGAAGAGGCCTCATTTAAAAATGTATATGTGTGAATTGGGGTAGTTCCATGATATATATACGGATCAGAATCAAATTTAACAAATATATCGTATTGTGGCCTATCTTCTTCATCTTCCCAGGCTGCAATAACAATTGGTCCACTAACAACGACCTCTCCATTAACGGCAACAGGGGTCGTTGATTCTATAACAAAAACAGGAGACCAGTGAGAAGTTCTGTTTTTATCTTCAGATACCACTCTAAATCTAACAGAATAAACATTGTCTGATTCTACTGGAGGCAAATCATTTTTTGGAATTCTTAATACCTTGTTAGCCACTATGTTACTCCGATAGAAAATCTAAATTCAACATAATTGCTAGTGTTAGGTGGTTTAATTATTGTTTCTCCATCTGTATTTTTTACAACGGTATAACCAGTCATACCATATAAAGGATTATTGCTTGAGGTATTTTCTAGTCTAAGGGCATCAAAAGCAACATAGTAATCTTCAGATGGAGTGCCAGAAATTTCTGTAGATGCATATATTTTTACAACAGTGACCGAGTCCCAAGTAAAACCATTAGTCACAATTAGTTGTTGTAACTGCTTTGAAACTACATAGTATCTATTTTCTGTAAAATCAAATACACCAACTCCATCTTCTGCTGTTATTTCAAACCTTGCATATTCTGCAGATCCGCCCTCTGTGTCAGCAAACTCAATTAAAATTTTAACCTTGTCTGGAGCAATTGCAGAGTCGCCATCTTTACTAACTACAGAAAAAGCAAGACGAAGTTCATCTACTGGTGCATTTCTAGTAAAGTCAATGTCAACTCCAGTTAAATGTATGTGATCAGATCCAGCCTCAATTGTAAATCCAGAACTTGTTGCAGTTAATTCTGCAAGATCTCCCTGCATCAAAATGGTATTATTGAAAAACCTACATATTTCAAATATTTCTGTTCTTCCTGGTTTAAAAAACGTAGGATTGTCTGCGTTTGTTTGAAACACTGGGTCGGCTACATCAATAACGTTATCATCTGCAGAATCTAATTGTGATGTTTGTGTATCTATCGCTACCGAAGATGTTGCAGAATGATACTGCCAATTTTCTCCCTGCGTAAAAGCAAAAACAGTCTTGCTGTCATATGCTCCAGCGGATGGGTTTGTTCCAGCAGAAAAAATACCAATCTCTGATATTTCGTATCTTTCTTCTGTTGGTAGTTCTGCTGTGAGTACTAGTTTAGTTACATTGTTTTCTGTTACAAATCCCCTGGAAGAAATAGGCACACGAAACATCTCAAAATCAAGGTTTTCTTTTGCGGAGTAGTCATCATATGGGTCAGCGGTTTCTAGGGGCTGTGGACCGCATCCTACGGCTATATAGGAGGCATAGGCAGGCGCCTGACCAAGCAGGTATTTGCCAATAATATTCTTACCAGTATTAGTTATCATGATTCATTGAACTCCGCTTCATATATTGTACCACTAAGGCTAATTTGTATTTCTATCTGCTCATCAGGATCAAGATTTATTAGTTCTATTATTAGATCTCCAGTTGCATCTTCTATATAAACATAGGCAGCATCAGGACCCGAGCCTTCTTCTGGCAACTTTGTTTCTAACTTAATAGAAAAATTTTGAAAGTATTTATCCGATGTATTTTGCAAAGCAAGAACGTTATTTGGATTATACTGTTGCTGAATTGATGATAGATTTTTTATTGGCTGGTATTTAATATTCTGTCCATTAATAGTGTCATTACGAGCAATGTTTATCAATTCGTGTCCTCCAATATTTTCAAATAACAGATAAGACATTATCTCTATTGGAACAGCCTCTTCATCAAAAAGAATTGTATCTATTGGTGCTGTTTTTGGTGGAGGTGGAGGAGGTGATGGGAGCACTATTGGTTTTGGTGGCGTCGGAGCAGGTGGAGGAGTAGAAGTTGAAACAGGATTTTCTATTGTGCTTGTACCAAGTCCATCACCACAGTCTTCGGGAGCAGGCCTACTATCAACGCTTCCATCAGAATATCTAATAACATATTTTCTGTAAGCACACTCTCCTTCAAATCCCTGAGATGTAATAGTTTTTGCTGCTGGCGTAATGTTTTCTTCTGATACTAATCCTCGTGCCCTTATTTTTTCTAAATTTTCCCTAGCAGTATTTATTCTTTCATATAATGGAGCAAATGCTGCTTCGCGTTGAGCATCTAATTCTTTTTTTCTTTCAATTGCTGCTGCTGCTCTTTCTTCTCTTGCACTTTGCGAGTCAGCGACAATTTGTTGAATAGATCTAATTGCATTATCGAAATTGTCATTTGTAGATGGTGCTTGAACAACTGCTTTAGGGTTGGGAGCAGGAACTTGTGTGTAATTTCCGCTTGTGTCTAAATAATCATCATCGTTAAATATTTTGGTTGGTGATTTTTTTTGTGCCATTTTACACCTCGCTCAAATAAACAGTCATAGATGGCCCTGCACCAGACCTAGAGTAATCAATATTATACACAACAAACCTTGTATCTGAAGAAGTAACTAAATCAAGACCATTGTTGTCTTGATAATTTATCGTTACAACATCACCAAGTTGTAGTGTGGGTATTGAAAATAGTTCTAGTCCAACTGCTTTTTTAGGATCTTTTGTTTTATTTATAATCCATCCAAGCAAATCTTCTGCATCATCTTGTGTTTGAATATATAGGCTATCAATAGAAAATTCATTTTTACCATAGATTAACCTACTAAGTTTAATTTCGTCATACCTTGCTTTTTCTACTAAAGCAGATGTAGTCACTGTGTCTGCCTCAAATTCTGGATCAGACAAGTTGCTTTTCTTCTTAAAGTATTCGTCTACCGTAAGTTCGTGAGTGGTGTCTTGAGTAAATGTAACTCCTTGAATTCTTAGATAGTTTCCACTTGTTTCGTCTAGGATTAAAGCAGCGTCTGTTGCATTAAATATCAAGAACTCGGCCCCATAGGAATCTGCTTGGAATCCGGAAACAGAGTATCCTTTTATTCTATTAAAGGTTGGAGACATTTTTGCATATAGGGCAGGATAGGCACGATCATATCTAACATCAAAATAAGCACACTCTCTCATTATGGTTCCAAACTCTTCAAAGTACATATTGTATTTGGTAGGTTCTTGTGTGCCTATTCCAGAAAGATATGTAGACTGAATTAGTCCGCTTACTGCATATTTTTTAAATGATTCGTTTGCATCTATTTCCTTGTCTCCAAAGGCGCTAGAGAGAGTTTCTCCTACGGTAAACACAGAGTTTTGAGCATAGTTGTTGGTTAAAGCATAAATGTTTTCAAATGCAACTCTTGAGGACCCCCGTACAAACAGAGCCATGTTGTTGTATATTGGCAAAGGATCTGTGTCGTCTACAATCTTTATTAACTTACCATTTATATACAAATAAAATCTTCTTATATTTCCTATGTCCTGATACTCAACGGACAAATCATATACTGTTGGATTCTCTTCACCCGTCATTCTGTATTGATTAGTAAATCTACCATCGTCTACAAGTATGTTTGCTAAACCGCCAAAGAGTTTAATTGGTATTGCATTTGTATTTGAAGAGTCTTTTTTAACTTTATAAAAAAGAACATTGTTAATTGAAATCTCACCTTCACCAGTTTTTGAATTTATTTTTAAATATTGATTAATGTTGTTTTCTGTTAAGGCTACTATCTCAAAATAGTATCCGTTGTTATTTTCGGGATTGAGAAGAACGGCCAGGCCTGCTGATGCGCCTCCGATGCTTATGTTTTTATTTGTACCCGCACCAGCAACTTGAAAGTAAGATGTGCTACCTATAGGAGTTTGACCTCTTACTTCGCTGTTTTCTATTTTTCCAATAATCCTAAGTCTGGTTCCAAAATGCCTGTAGGCATTATTTAAGTTTTTGTAGACATACGAAACAAAATTTAATGGATTTTCTGTAGTTTTAAAAGAAGGACCATTCATAATCAAGGCAGAAGATTGTATTGTTCCCGTCTGTGTTGTTTTAAGATTATTTACCTGTGTTTCAGTTAAATAATTTGTTGTCATAAAGTTTTTAATGACACCATTTCTTGTGGTTTGACGAGCAAGATCATTATTTACTCCAGCAGCGCCAGTTGTTGTTGAGGGAGCATTTATATCTTCATCAAGCAAGGTCGTAAATAGATATTCAGTCTGCATTTCACAACCACGAACATATTCGTTATCAGTCCAGTAGTCATTAATACCAGCGGTATGATCAACAATGGGTGTTCCAAATTGTCCACGACCATGCTGATAGACAGGCCCAGACTTCATTCTTGTGTTACCATCTATTGTTTCATAAAAAGGAAGAGAGTAGATTCTTACAAGTCCTGTTGGATATATCTTTCCATTAAATGGCAGGGATGCAAAGTATCTTTGATACTCTTGATTGCTACTTATATAAACGTTTCCAACGCCAGTTATGTTAAATTGAACGGCATCGTATCTAATTATCTCTCCGCTAGAATAAAAATATCCTTGATATCTTGTAAGCCAATAAATACTTTCTCCAAAATCTATTACGTTATTTATAACAGCGCCATTAGATACTGATGGTGGAGAAGTAGTTAGATTAGAGTTCATAGGCAAAGCACTTAGCACATAAGTTCCCTGCTTTGAAGCAACCTCATTTATTGTCTTTAAGTTTTCGGTTCCAGCAACCTCCCAAAGTAAAACTGGCTTATATATCCATGTTTTTTCTGCATCAACTGAATTTGCTTGTCTTATGCCTCCATAAGATCTTTGAATGTATCTGGTTGTATAATTAATTTTTCCATCATTGTATATTTTTTTATCTTGAGAAGATATTGAAATAATGTTTGGAAGATTTCCAGATGTAGAATTTTTAACTACGCCTGTGTCTGTTTGATTATTAGATCCAGATAAAATAAAATCAGTTGGTCTATCATCTTCAGTTGGTAGAAGATAGTTTTTGCTCATTACTATAAAATTATTGAATTCGTCAAAGAACATAGCACTTTGAGTTGCAACAGCCAACTGTGTTAAAACCTCTGCAACGTTTTGATCAGGGGCTACAAAAAAGAAAGGAATTATAGTATCGGATTCTTCAGTCACTCTTCTAAATGTATAGTTGCTGAATCCTACATAATCAAGAAGAGTTGAAACAGCCATGCTAACAGATGTCTGTGTCATAAGCAATCTTGGTGCTGGCATAGACTCTAAAAAGAAAAAGAAGTCTCTAAGGCTTAAAGATAGAGTTGCCCCTGTTACATCTGCCTGTGGAAACCCATCAGAGTATAAAGTCTTTATAGGAACATAATAATCAAAGCCATCAACATTTACTATTTTTTCATAGAATCTAAATTTAATATTTTTTCTTACATATGAAGAAATAATGCTATCTGTATTGTTATCATTAAAAGCCTGGTCGTCATCAAAAATATTTAACTCTCCATTGGAAGCCATAAGTTGGCCTACTGGAATTGAACTGTTTCCAAGATCAGATAGCATTTTGGTAACCCTATAATCAATTACCTTATCAGACATATCTACCAAAAGCCTTGGAGACATCTCTATAAGATCAAAGGTGCTATCTTGCTTATTCATTACATCTACTACTATACGTAATCCTTTTAGGTATTGGAATTGTCTATATTTGGTTGCCCCGTCAAATTCGTCTGTAAATGAGTCTGGAGATGTCAAGTCACTAACAAAGTTAGTTTGATTTGTTATTGTTTCTGAACCTAAAGACCAGCCATATTCTGGACTAAATGTTTCGTATTCAGAACCAGTCCAAATGTGAAATGTTCCAAGATCTCCTTCATTTTCAATTACAAGATATGCATATCCAGTTACACTTGATTCTGGAAGCAGGGTATCTGAAGAAAATGTCTCAGCAAAAACAAAAGTATCTTTGTACGCATCTGGAATAATTAGTCCATATTCTAACTCAACATATCCGTCAGAGCCTATGATTGGTGAATTTTCTTCATCATCTCTAGTGGCAAACTCATTAAATACATATAGGTCTATCCACTCTGTTCCAGATAAATACTGAACTTTCCACCTTGATGGGGTTGTTTGGTTTGCCGTTCCAAATAGTGGATCATCTATGCTGCCTGTGTTTGTTGAGAATGGTCCAAGATCAACATCTCCAACATTTGTTTGCATTTTAATAACTACCCTGTTTGCTGGAACCTGTTCTTTATACACCACAAAGGGGGCAGCATCATCTATAAAATATAATCCATTTGATACATTTTTTGCAATTCCGTATTCATCTCCGCCTTCTGTTCTATACGAAGTCCAATATCTAAACTGATCATATCTTGATGGCATGTAGTATCTTGGTCTTTCAGAAATGTCTGCTCCAGAATTGGCAATGTGTCTTCCAGAAATGTATAGTGCTTTGTTGATTCCAGACCTTGGTCTAAATGGTTTTAAACAATCTTCTAAAGAATAAAGCATTCTCATCTTGTCTTTAGTTAAAGTAAACTGTTGTGGAGTACCGTCGTTTTCAAATCCACCGTCAATTACAACATCTGCATCGGTTGCACCAGTATAATATTCTCCAGCATCTAATTGATCAAATGTTGATGGAATGGTTCTATAAATTGAATTTACATCTCTTGGGCGATATCTATAGTTACCAACCTTAAAAATATTATCTGGCATATTCATATTCCACTCAGCCAAAACAAGAGACTGAAGATTTATTGTTGCTGATGTTTCAAGGTGAGTCTTTAATGCTTCGCTTACAAACATTTTAGACCTCTTCCAGAGTTACCGATATATTCCACATGTCAAAGTTGTCGCCACCACGCTTGACTACAGAGTAGTTGAAGTCTGCAAAATATACCTGAATAATTTCATTATATTGTGCGAGGTGGCCAAAAGAGTTATTTACTATCTCTCCATCTTCTTTAAAGTTTGCATAATTGTCATATGCTAGATACATCCAGAATGGTCCTGTGTGGTTGTTATACCAGTCTAATATTGCTACCCCGCCTGCTCCACCATCTGCAGTAAATTCTTGAGTATTATTTTTGTATGGAGATATTCCCGTGCTTTCATTAAATGCTGCTACTTGAAAATATGCTCTAGACGGAAGCATACTCCAAGAAAAACTAATTTGCATTTTGTCTGCAATATGATATGATCGCATACGGCCATTGATGGTGCGTTGACGTTGTTCTATTCTTTGCGGGGTAAAAGAAATTTCACTTCTATTGTGATCAGAAAGAATAATAAATTGATTTATAAGATCTTCGTCTGTTTCTGCAGTGTTAGCGCCAACCTCTTGTCCATTAGGAACATAAACTCCACCAGTTAGAGTTCCTGGATTATTAGCCCAAAGGGCTCCTTGCGGTCTTTGATATCTTTTTCTACCAGATAAATAAGCAGATGTGGCCATTATGATACCCTCTGCTTTTTAACTCTTTGTGAATCTAAATATTTAATTTCGTTCATAACTGCTTTCGCTACTGTTTCTGGTGATGCGCTGGTTCCACCAACACTAATTCCAACACTATAATTATACACTGCGCTAGAATTGTCACTATATGATGCATTTGCTATGTTGGTTGGAGATGCATTAAACATTGGTGTAGAAATGCTATATGATGGCTGATTTAAAGATGTTTGAATTGGAATTTGATATATTGGTCTAGCCTCGGATATTTTATTTGCCAAAATTGAAGGGTATTTACTTTCATTAATAGCAGTTAAAAATGGAGCAAACGCTTTGGAAGATGCTTTATTTACAACGTATTCTCCTGGAGTTAGCATTGCTGGCACGGTATCAGAACCAACTGATCCACCATCAGCCATATATGCCCTTCTTACTTTGCCTCCACCCATATATCCATCTATTCTGCCACCGTACATTTTTCCAGCAACCAGTGATGTATTGAAAGGACTTGATCCCGTAACAGTATTAACAATAACAGTTCTTGTAACTATCTCATTTATTCTTATAGTAATAGGTCCAAGTTTTGTCATCTCTTCATATTTATTTTTTGCATTGGTAAATGCTGCTTCTGCGTTTCCTGCTTGCTTAGCAAAATCCGCGGCAGGAACTATAGCCTCTTCAAGTTTTAAACGTGCTTGATCGTAAGCATCTCTTTGAGCATTAATGGCGTCAAGTTGGTCTTTTAATATTTTTTCTCTTGCTGCAACCTCTATCTCAAGTGGTGCAAGAATTTCATTTTGAATTTTTAAAATTTCATTTTCTTTAATCTTAATCGCATCAACAAAAACCTTACGTTGTGCCTGCAAGTCTTTAATTTGTGTTTCTAGAGGCAAGACATTTGATTTAATAAATGCTTCTCTTGCTCTTTCTCCAGCAGCAATCTGGTCTTGTATATCACGAATCTCTCTTTGTTTTTGTGTGCGAATTTCTTCAATACCACGAATTTGGTCTTGTAGTGCAAGAATGGAGCGCTGTCTTGCTTCTGACTGCTCTTCTAGTTGGAATATTTGTTGACTTATCTGGAATTGACGCTCTTCTATTTGTGCTCTAGTCAATCCTCCTGGAGAACGAACTGCTGAAATCTCTGCCTGTCTTGCTGCATCTAACACTCCACCAGCCCTCTGTGATGCAGCGGCAGCAGACTGCGCCTTTGCTTCTTGGGCTGCACGAGCAGCAGCAGCAATATCTCCTTGTGAAAGAGCACCTGCAATATCTAATTGACTCTTTTGCTGATTTAAAATTTCTTGATTTACATCTGATACCCTTTGTAGTGCTTCTGCTTGTGCATCATATTTTTTATTGATTCCGTCTGTGATGCGATCCATTAATGTTAGATCATTAGATAAATCAGAAGACTCTTCTTGCAAATCAGCAATTGGTCTGCTAAAGTTTAGTTCTATCTCTAGTTCTATATCAGAAATTTGATCTTGTAACTGCTCAATAAACCTTGCACCATATTGAGGATCAAACTCAAGATCAAGTTCCATTTCATTGATCTTGTCTCTCAATCCTTCTGCAACATCCTCATATGCCGCTGCAGGCAAATTGAATCCTCTTTGCATACCCGCTGCTTGAGTCTCAAGACCTTTCATTATGTCATCTATTGCAGATTCTGCTGCCTCAATTTTAATATCAAGTGGACGAATATCTCTATATTGTATTTCATCAATTTCTCTATTTAATACATCTATATCTTCATTTGCTTTACTTATTGCTCCCTCAATTGTTAGATTTGCAAATGCTGCTGGTAGTTTTGCAACTGTTCCTGCAATTCTTTTCATTGAGTTTTCAAAATCAACTTGAGCCTGCCTTGATTGTCTATCAAAAACCTTATCTGCAGCCTCTTTTAGTTTATCAAATGCATCCATTGCAGCCTTTGCAGGATCAATAAGGCCCTCTGTTATTTGTCCTAATTCATCTAGTGCTTTATAAGAATTAACAATACCTTTTACTGTTTGATCATCCATGCTGCTTGATAATATTTTATTAATTAAACTTTGATCTTGAGATATTCTCTTAAGCATTTCTGGATCTACAATGCCTGCCTCTCTTGCCTTAGCAATAGCCTTTATTGCATCTCCAGCATCTACAACTTTTTTCTTTAAATCTTCAGCAAGAGTGAGAACCTCTAGGTTTAAGTTCTTAATTTCATCCTTAGCGGCCTTGGCATCTTTTGCCATCTGACGTAATTCTTTACCAGTAATATTTTTTGAATTTATTGCTACCGCAAGATTTGCATCTGCCACCATTTCTAGAGCGGTAGCGGAATCAACTCCAGAAGCCTGTAGTTTAAGTAACGCTGCTCCTTGAGCCTTAGTATCTTGTAAAGCCTGTCTGTTTGCTACTTGATATTCGCCTATTACTTTTTCGTTAAATGCTTCTTTAAGTGCCTTGCCCTGTTTAGTTAAAACTACCTCGCCATTTTTAATGGTCATATATGTTGCACGAGTTTTATTGTCCATACTTTCGAGGAATGAAATAAATTCTCTATTAAATCCACCCTTTGGTCCAGCCATTAACTGCTGTATTACTCCGCCAAAGTTTTGTAAACCTTTGCCACCAGTTATTTTCAGCAACTCTTTTACTCCACCCTCAGCATCAATAGATGCTTTACGGATAAACTTAAGTCTCTTTAATAGTTCTTCTAGAGTTGTGTCTCTGCTCTTGACAATATCATCATCATCATCATCACCATTTTGACGAAAAACGCTTTCGGCATATTTTGCTTCCTGGGTTACTAGGTCGGCTGCTATCCTTGCCCGCTCATTTCTAATTGATTCTGGAGTTATTGCCATATCTGGAGCGCCTTTGCCACGCAAAGAGGCTTCTGCTTCTCCCTCTGTCACAGTTCTAAACAAAGAAAAATATTCTTGAATTACTGTCTTTTTTACTTCATCTGGAAGAGCATCATATTTATCCCATATGGCAAGTAGAGCATTCATATTTGGCATATTAGGATCATTGCTTGTTGACTGAAGATCTGATATTACTTTTGCTGTAATTGGACCTTTAATATTTTCAACATAGTCTAAACTTGTATAAAGTTCATCGAGAGCATCCATACCATTGGCTTTTATAAACGTTTCAATGTTTACTTCTCTATTATTTAAGTCTCTTAAGCGACCTATAACCTCAAGCCTATTTTCTAAATTTTTGCCCTTCAAACCATCTTCTGATGTTGCAGTGATTAATAAATCTGTAGCAAATTTTTTATCTTCAAAACCAGTTAATGTTGCTACCAATTCTGCAATTTTTGCAGGATCTTTTTTAGTTAGTGC